TCTAAAACAAGAGCTGAGGATGCAGCTAAACAAGCATTTCCAATGATTCATGTGTTGTCAGCAAAGTCTGTAATCAATTGGGATACAGTCGTTGTGGGCAATCAACAGAAGCTTTCGCTTGTTGTGATTCATGAAACTGTTTCGAGTCGTGGTCAAGGTGGTTTTAATTTTGAAACTAAAGATCAGTATCGAGTGCTTCGGTTAGAGGATATTGATGGTCGATATGTCTTTACCATTCAGGTTTACACACAGAATCCTGACGGCAGCATAACAGAGGGCTATAAAACAATCCCAACTGACTACAACGGCGAGCAATGGAGTTACATTCCTTTCACTTTTGTTGGTGCGATTGATAATACAACCTCAATTGAAAGCGCTCCTTTGCTTGAATTGGCTGATTTAAACCTTGCACATTACATTGATAGTGCAGACTTTCAGGAGTCGGTCTACTTTGTTGGTCAGCCTCAGTTCTACATGGAAAATGTAGATCAGCAAATGTATGAAAAGATCAAAAAAGATGGTTTGTATATTGGTTGTAAGAATGCGTTTCCTGTAAAGCTAGGTTTTGCTCAGGCTAATCCGAATACGCTTTCACAGACTGCAATGGACAAGAAGTGGGAGCAGATGAAAGAGCTGGGTGCTCGTTTGGTGCAGGCAGGGTCGGCAAATAAAACAGCAACAGAAGCCAATAATGATGATGCAGTGCAACACTCGGTCCTATCGCTTTGTGTTGTAAATATTAGTACGGCATTGACACAAGCATTGCGCTGGTGTGCCAAGTTTGCAATAGCTAATGTTGATGCAATAGATTCATTGTCTTATGAAATTTCACGAGAATTTAGCGACTCGTCATTTGATTCAAATCTTGCTGCACAAATCTGGGCGGCTGCTGTAGCTGGAAAAGTTAGCTATGCGACCTATTGGGATTATTTGGTAACTGGTGAGTTGCCGAAGCACGGTTATGACATTGAGTTAAGTCGTGTTGAGAATCATAACCCATCGGATGTACCGCTATAAGTTGGAGTGAAATATGATTTTCGGAAAAGAGATCATAGAAGATAAGTTTTCTGAAATGCTAGCTCAACATAGCGCTTATTTGTATCGTGCAAGTAGTCACGCTAGTGTTGAGATGCAAAAGGTATTCAGCGCCGAAGTGCGCTCAATGCTGGGCTTTATGCAAAGTGCGTTGCAAGGATTGAGTGACGCTGAACTAAAGGCATTGGCAAGCGGAAAATATACAACCGATAAACTGAAAGGCGTTAAGCAATTTGTGGATGGTTGGCAAAAGTCGATGGCTGCAAAGTTGCCAAGCGAGATCAAGAGACAGGCGATTGATTTAGCAGAGTACGAAAGCGACTTTATTGCACGTGCGCTAGGTAAAGCGACTGCCACATCTAAACACTCGAAACTAACTGGGGCTGAGTTGTGGGATGTGGCGAGGTCAGTGCCATTGACAGGTGGCTACTTAGTTGACGATATGGTTGGCAAAATATCGACAGGCGCAAAAGATACTGTCTTGAATACGCTACGACATGGCATTACAACGGGAATGTCTGATAGTGAGATTATCAAGGCATTACAAGGCACAGAAGCGTTAAATTACACTGATAGCACATTGCAGGCGCAAAAAACCAGCTTAACAACTGTCGTACGCACGTTGCGAACTCATGTAAGCAATCAAACCTATCTTCAAAATTATCGAGATGCAGGCGTTAAGCAAATCGCATTTGTAGCAGTGCTAGACAGTAGAACAAGCATTGTTTGTGCGAGTCATGATGGCGAAGTCTACGATATTGATGAGCCGTTTCTAATCCCTCCCATGCATCATAATTGCCGAAGCCTACTAAAGCCTGTATTTGGCGGTAAGCAGCTTGGTATGCGTAAAGCGAATGGCAGCAACGGTCAAAAGAAAGTTGGCGCAAACACTAATTTCACAACTTGGTTTGCTCGGCAGTCAGAGGATTTTCAGCGTGAGTGGTTAGGCGCGTCTCGTTATGAGTTATACAAGAACGGCGGTTATACGTTGGATAGATTTGTTGATCCATTAAATCGAACTTATAGCTTGCAGCAACTCAAAATACTGGATGAGAATACGTTTAAGGAGTTGGGATTATGAAAGTAATTAGTCGAGGCATACCACCTCAAAACCAAACATACACAACTACATGTCGCGACTGTCATTCAGTGCTTGAGTTTCAAAAGAATGAAGCACGCATGATGAGTGATCGGAATGAAACGATCTATGTCATAACTTGCCCTGTATGTAGTAAAGAGATTTGGATCGCATCACAAGCATTGAGGTCTGCGCAAGCATTAAGAGCTATTCAGGAAACAGACTTTCGTGATCGACCATCTGAGCCTAAATAACCAATTTCAAAACCATGACCCGAAAGGGTCTTTTTTATTACCTGCTGAAAGCGGAAGCCAACAGCGAAACGAGTGGAAACTCATTATTTAGAAAAGGTTGGATAACCAATGAAACTTAAAACGACAGAAGTAAATGGTAAGAGCTATGCAGAAGTAGATGCTAATGGTTTGCCAATTTATGTACACGATGACGGTAAAGAAGTCGGCTTTGATGCTGCTCAGGCAGTAGGAAAGATCAGTTCTTTAAATGCGGAAGCTAAAACTCATCGTGAAGCAAAAGAGGCGGCAGAAAAGTCTTTAAAAGCATTTGAGGGTTTAGATGCTGACAAAGCTAAACAAGCACTGCAAACCATTCAAAATCTTGATGCGAAAAAACTTGTGGATGCAGGTGACATCGAGAAAGTCAAAGCAGAGCTTACTGATGCGCTGAAAAAATCATACGAGCCACAAATTCAGCAACTTACTCAAGAGCGCGATTCAGTTCAATCGCAATTGCATAAGGAGTTGATCGGTGGTGGTTTTGCTCGTTCAAAGTTCATCCAAGAAAAAATTGCAGTACCTGCTGACATGATTCAGGCGACCTTTGGTAACAACTTTAAAATCGAAGATGGAAAGGTTGTCGCTTATGGCGTTGATGGTCAAAAAATCTACTCACGCACCAAACATGGTGAAGTTGCTGATTTTGACGAGGCTTTAGAAACACTGGTTGGCGGATACCACCATAAAGACTCGATTCTCAAAGGCAATCAAAGCACTGGCGGCGGATATGGTGGTCAAGGCGGCGGGGGAAATAACAACAATGTCGGCAACATGGGCGGTTCTATTCAAGAGCGCCAAGCCGCTATTGCAGCCAAATTTAATTTAGATAAGTAACTGGAGATGTTATGTCTTTAACTCAAACGCAGGTTTTTAATGAGTACATCATGCCTGCCACAATCGAAACACTAAGCCAAATGGTGCAAAAGTTTAATGCTGCTTCGGGCGGCGCTATTCGTTTGACTACTGATGGCTTCACAGGTGATTTCTTACAAGAGTCATTCTTTGCATCGCTAGATTCTGCTCAACGCCGAGTAGACCGCTATACTGCAAATGGCGCTGCTACAGTGACTGATCTTTCTGAGATTAAACGCTCAAGCGTTAAAGTCGCAGGCGGTATTGGTCCTGTTCGCTATGAACCATCTCAAATGACTTGGTTGCAGCGTCCAACGGCGCAAGGAATCGAGGTTGCATCACGTACATTTGCAACCCTAATGTTGAAAGATCAGCTTAATACAGCAATTGCTGCACTTGTAGCTGCTATTTCAAACCAGCCATCAGCGACTAATGATGTTTCTGCAACTGCTGGACTTTCATATAGTGCAATGAACGGCGCGCATGCGAAGTTTGGCGACCACTCAGGCAACATCATTACCAATGTAATGAATGGCACGGCTTACCACAAACTGCTTGAAAAGAACCTGACCAATGCTCAGCAACTGTTCCAGTCTGGTAATGTTCGTATCATTGATATTCTTGGCAAGTTAGTAGTTGTTACTGATGCCCCTGCACTATATGCGGCAGGAGGACCAAACAAGCTGAAAGTCTTATCTTTAACAGATGCGGCTGCTATTGTTTCAGATGGCGGTGATGTTATCTCGAACATTCAGACCACAAACGGTAAAGATCGAATCGAGACCACATTGCAGGTTGACTACTCATTCGGTGTGGGTCTTAAAGGTTATACATGGGATGAAGCCAACGGCGGTAAGTCACCAACTGACTTAGAGCTGGCAACAGGAACCAATTGGGACAAAACAGCCTCTAGCATTAAGCATACGGCTGGCGTTATCACTATCGTTGATGCGGCACAGTAACAAATAGGCAGCCTACGGGCTGCTTTATTTTTGGAGTATAAAATGAGTAAAGAGCAAAAGGTAATTTACGAACCGCACCCAGTAAGCCCTGAACGCAAAGCTGAACTACGAGGGCAAGGCTATAAGATTCTTGACGCTGTGTTTAAGCCAGAAGAAACGCCCACAAGGCGAACCAAAGCTTCTGAGCAGTCTGTAAATAGCGAAGCTAAATAGGTGGTGTATGTATGCAACCCGTGAGGATTTAATTGATCGGTTTGGTCAGCGTGAAGTCGCAGAGCTTGAATCTAATCTTGTTCATGGCGTTGTGGCAAACACACCAGCGCAATTGCAAGAGTTGGCGCAGATGCGGCTAAAAATGGTGAATCAATCGTTAATTGACGCGAGCGATCTTGCAGATGGTTATATCTATGCGAGATTGCAATATCCTAATCCATTGCCATCGGTGCCTGAGTCTCTAAAACATCATGTCTGTAACATTGCCCGCTATTTGTTGGCTAAGGATAAGGCTAAGGATGAGATCAAAGAGCGATACAAGGAAGCGCTATCCTGGTTAAAAGATGTGGGCAAGGGTGCGTTTATCTTGCCGTTTGACATTGAGGAAGCTCAAGAGATTGTTGCGCCAGTATCTTCATTCAGACTCATAAGGAATTAACAATGAGTAAGCCATTTGAAGCTGATGTGATTGACAATTTTAGCCCTGCATTGCGTTTATTAAATGATCGTGTGAAGAAGATTGCTGGGCAGATCAAGGTTGGTGTTAAAAATGATCAACATGCAAACAGTAATTTGACGGTTGCACAAATTGGTCAGATTCATGAAAGCGGTGCACCAAAACGCAATATTCCTGCTCGTCCATTTCTAAATCCAGCAGTTCGTAATAATGCAACGAAATACATCCGTTTTATTGCAAGACAGATGCCGACACTCCTGTTGGGTCGCACCAATAGCGGCGAGATCATGGATGATATTGGCGCAATGGCGGTTCAGGATGTTCGGCAATATATAGAAAATGGCGATTTCGCTCCATTGAAGCCAGCAACTATAAAACGCAAAGGGCATAGCAAACCTTTAATTGATACAGGGCAGCTAAAGCGGTCAATTGTAGCAAATCGTGAGGGTGGTCGTGATGATGCGCTTTCTTGGCGAGGCATGTGATGACTGATCAATATTTTGCAGTAGGCGATGCAATTGTAAGTCAGATTAGATCAAATTTTTCTGATGACGAGTTGATTGCGATTTACACACCTTTCGATATAGATGACGTTGCTCAGGTGGTCAATGCATCCCCATCGGTTTGTGTAATTTATCTGGGCGACAGGGTTGGGGATGATGCAGGTCGTGGCAGGGTTGTATCTGTTTATCAACAATGGCTTGTTGTGCTTGCTATTCACGATGCCTCTGCCCAGCTTGAATACACAGATTCTATACGCAAGAAAGCATCCCCATTGCTGGTGAAATTATTGCAGTTATTGCAAGGATTTAATCCAGGCTTGAGTGGCTTCCGTGAATTACATCGAGTTACAGCAACGGTGCGAGGAGGGAGTTCAGCAGGGTTTGCATATTTCCCCCTGATGTTTGAAATTCAAATGTTTACATGAGGTATTTATGGCAAAGCAATACAAGGCTTTAAAGCCTATTGGTCGCTTTAAAAAAGGTGACTTCATTGGCGGCTTAACAGAAGCAGAAATTCAAAAACATAAACAACTTGGAAATATTGAGGAAGTCAAAATCCAAGTTATCAAACCAAAAGAGGTAAAAACCAATGGCTAAGCAATATTTTTCGTTGCAAGGTAAATTATATCTATCGCCGATTGTCTCAGGTGTGGCGGGTACAGCTCGTCATGTTGGAAATGCGCCAGACTTTGAAATTGAGTTAGATGGCGATGTGATCGAACATCAAGAGTCAACAACGGGTCAACGTACTACTGATTTTATGATGACGAAAACTCGTAGCGTGAAATTCAAAGGTACTTTGGATGAAGCGAGCAAAGAAAATATTGCTTATATTCTAAATGGTCATGCAACTGCAATTGCAGGCGGAGCAGTTACAGGGAAAAGTCTTGGTACCGTGGCTGTCGGTGTTGAAGTTCCACTGGGTGGCTACA